CAGGCGGCTCGATAGGTCAGTCTTGGGCCTCGCAGTGGCCGCTCAGAAATCAATTCATCGGCTACACCTGGGCCTGTAGGCAATGCGGAATAGACTTAGACACCGTAGTCGTTCGCGGCATTGCGATACAAAAGACCCAAATCGTCCACGCCGAAGCCATCGTGCCATACAGCGACTTCCTCCGCCAACGCTGGCTGGACCAACTGCGCCGCGATATGTGGCGCCTAGTGCGCTGCTGGGAAAGCGATTACTTCGACTTCAATCTCGGCGACGCCTGTACCGCTTATGGCAATTGCTTATTCCTAAACGTCTGCCAGTCGCCCAACATAGACACTTGGGCCAACGACTTCGTCGTGCGGCACTGGAATCCGCTCGACAAGAACCCCATAAAGGAAAAAGCCAATGCCTTGGACCCCGTCTGATGCCAAAAAGCACACCCATAAAGCCTCGACGTCTAAGCTACAAGATCAGTGGGCTGCGGTTGCGAATTCCTCGCTCGCCGCCCATGGGGATGAAGCGAGAGCGATACGTGAAGCTAATGCGGTCGTCTCAAGGGGCCGAACCAGGCTTGCGAGACGAAAAGCTCGCGCCCGTTCCGGCTAAGCCCGTTCCGGCTAATCCAAAGGAGACGAAATGATACTCCAACCTCCCGCCGTGCTCATCCTGGGCACACCCGGCGCAGGCAAGACAGACGTCTTAGCCACCGGCCTCGCCGCCGGGCTCGAAGTCTTCGCCATCATAACCGAACCCGACGGCGTCGCGTCGCTGATAGACAGTTGTCAGCGCCGCAAGCTCCCCCTCGACAAGCTCCATTGGACCACGGTTCTCCCCGCCATGGTCGGCATTAGCGCACTAAACGACATGGTGCAGACTATCGCCGGCTACAGCTACGAGGACATAACTAAGATCAAAAGCGGCGTGGGCAAGACCGAGACCAGAAAGCCCGCAATGAAGCTCTTAGCTTCGCTCGAAGACTTCCAATGCGAGCGCACCGGCGAACACTTTGGCAGCTTTACCAAGTGGGACGATGGGCGACTATTAGCCCTCGACTCACTAAGCGGCCTAAGTCTGATCTCAATGGCCCTGACTATCGGCTTCAAGCCGGCGGCGCACCAAGGCGAATGGGGCGTTGCGATGAACTTTGTCGAGCAATTGCTTCTCAAGCTAACTGCCGACCGCAGTTGCTTCTTCGTCCTAACGGGCCACGTAGAAAAGGAGATAAACGAGCTAACCGGGGTCAACCAAATCATGGCCTCAACTCTAGGCCGCAAACTGGCTCCGAAAATCCCACGCTTCTTTAGCGAAGTAATCTACGCCCAGCGCGTAATGGACGCTAATAATAAGCCCAAGTTTAAATGGGCCACCATCGACCGCAACGCTGATCTCAAGAACAGGTCTCTACCCGTATCCGACGATCTTATTCCAGACCTAAAACCAATCGTCGACGCGTATCGTCGACGCAAGACATTGGCCGGAGGCATTCCCGCTGCGCCGCCTCCAACGTTGGCTTCGCCTGTTCCCGCTAAGGTGATGCCCAGCGCGCCAATGAAACCCGCCGCAGCACGATAGGAGACTTAAAGATGTCTGACTTCAATGCCGACGACTTCTTAAACGAGACCGTTGACCAGCCGCTGGAGACAGAATTCAAGCTCTGTCCCGCCGGCGAGTACCCGGCGATGATCGACGACTTCGGCAGCGACGCTGTGGAGAACTTCGAGTTCGAATACAAGCGCGGGCCAAAGGCCGGCGAGCAGGGCTCGATGAAGAAGCTGACAATCCCCTTCGTTATCCAGGACGAGAAGGCGAAAGCTGAACTCAACCGGGAAAAAGTCGTGGTCACTAAACAGCTTATCCTCGACGTAGACGCGGTGGGGCGCCTGGACTTTGGCACCAATAAAAACATCGCCTTGGGCCAAGTCCGCAGCGCCGTGGGTCAGAATAACCCTGGTCCATGGTCAATCGGCAACCTCAAGGGCGCCGGACCCGTTATGGTCAAGGTCGAACATATCAACTTCGACCGCAAAGACGGCACCAAGGGCAAGCGCGCCGAGGTGACCCGCGTGGTGCGGCTGTCATGAGCAAGCGCGAACCTGTCTATCCCGACGTCGAACTGGCAAAAGGCATTGCCGAGTTAGGCCAACGCTTGGGCAAGCTTGAATCTTCCGTTAGCCAAAACTCCTTCGTCACCATATCCGACGAAGGGGAAGCGCCTAGAGTTACAGGCTACCTAGAGCGTTCCGACCGCATCGGCCGGTTGCTATTGGAACTTGAGCGCAATCTCAGTAGGATCGCAAACAAGTTCTGATTGTAGGGGTGGACGGCTGCTCGGGTCCCCGGCCTTGGGGCCGTTCACCCCCCACATCACAGGAACACTACCAATGACCGTAACTGTTGAAGTTGATAAAATCGAAATCCGTAAGCGCCAGCGTAAGGAAATCTCTACGCCGCAATTAAACGAACTCAAGGAATCAATCCTGACTACCGGACTTCTCCATCCCCCTGTCTGCTGGTTTGACTCCACAACGCAGACCTGGGTCTTAACTGCGGGCGAAAGGCGAATGACGGCGATCAGGAAAATCTTCGAGGAGAAAAAATCCTTCCGCTATAGTGGCGAAATCTTCTTCCAATGCGTCCCCGTTACCCAACTCGGCGACTATCTAGATTCCGTGGGCCGTTTCGAAGCCGAGTTAGCCGAGAACGTATTCCGCGTAGACCTGGACTGGCCCGACCGCATGAAAGCGTTTGCCGATCTCCACGCGCTGCGTCAGCTGCAAAACCCGAAGCAAACCAAGGAAGATACGGGCCATGAACTTATTAATCGAGGCGTATTTAAGACGCCAAGCGACGGAACGGCTGGCAGCGCGGCTCGAACCATTAGTCAAGCCGTCATCATTGCCGAACATCTCGACAACGAAAAAGTCGCCAATGCGCGCAACCCGGCGGAAGCCCTCCAAACCATCTACCGGATGCAAGAAGAAAAAGCACTCGCGGCTCTGGCTCGCCGCGGTCTCGCAGTGGCTACGACTCCGGCTGCGTTAGAGATTCGCCAAGGAGACCTACTCGATGTCCTACCTACCCTTGACCCAGGCACTTTCGACCTCATCTGCGCTGACCCCCCTTATGGTATCGGCGCAAGCGGAGCCGGCTTTCGCGCCCGATCCGTGGTCCACCACAACTACACCGACGACGTGGACACCGCTAAGTCTATTGCTCGGTGCATTATTACGGAGGGCTTCCGCGTCACCAAGCCCAGAGCCAATATCTTCGTTTTCTGTGACATCGAGCTTTTCGACTGGCTCAAAGCATTATCAAGTAATATGGGATGGGTGCCATTTAAAAGACCTCTTATCTGGCAAAAAAGCGAAAGCGAAGGTCTGGCGCCGTGGGGCGGGAGTGGACCTAGAATTACCACTGAATTTATCTTCTACGCAACCAAGGGCCAAAGGGGCATGAACGCCTCGCCGACCGACGTCTTCAACATCAAGCGAGTCCCACGTCATGAACGCATTCACGCCGCGGAGAAACCCGTGGAACTTCTGTCCGCGCTCATCCAGTGCGCTAGCCTGCCTGGCGAGCGCATTCTCGATCCTTGCTGCGGTAGTGGTTCTACTCTGGTTGCTGCTAAATCTCTTAACCGCACCGGCGTAGGCATTGAAAAGGACCCCGATTACTACAACACGGCGCTGGCAAATCTGCATGGAAAACTCTGATCTCTGGTACGGCACAAGTGGACCCAAAGACGCTGACATAGTCCTTGTCGGCGAGTCATGGGGTATAGAGGAACTCAATGCGCAAAAACCGTTTGTCGGTAGTTCCGGGCACGAACTCAACCGAATCCTCGCCGAAGCCCGAATCGAGCGAGCACGAATACTATGCACTAACGTGGTCGCCGCTAAACCTCAGAATAACGAAACTTGGCGATTCTTTAACCCTAAACACAGTCACGTTGGAGCCCGCGTCGGAGGTCTTGCTCCAAGCGATTATGTCCGCGGAGAAGTTGCCCGCCTCTATCGTCAAATTGCCGCGTCACCTCGTAAGCTGGTACTTTGCGCAGGCAACTATGCGCTCT